TCTTGACCGCACTGATGAGAGGGGCACGCGCTTTGTCATCAGCCTGCCGAAATCCGACCTGACCCTCTCGCCCACAATCGTTTAGATTTGTCTCTTGCAAAGCCAAGACATGATCGCTAAGTCGCCCTTAATGCACCCGTAGCTCAGCTGGATAGAGTACCTGACTACGAATCAGGGGGTCAGAGGTTCGAATCCTCTCGGGTGCACCACTTTACTATCTAGCATTGTTATTTCCTTTCAGTTTCAGTGTTTTAGATTCTGGAGTTGGAACTTGTTCAGAAAGTTGGAACTTTTGTGTTCCCTCTATGATCCGGCGCAGGTCAGCAGATTTTGAATAGTGAGTCGCTTCCGCCTCGGTTTCGTGACCCAGAACGGCCATGCGCTTATCAGCGGGTGCACCGTTCTCTTTAAACATTGCCGCGCGCCCCTTGCGGACGCCGTGTGCGGCTTTGTCAGCGTCTAAGCCTGCCACCGTTGCAGCTTTGGAAAACCATTGTGAAGCGCTCTTAGCGGATCGTGGTTTGCCATGCTGTGTTGTCAGAAATACAACGTGCAAAGGGGCTACATCCAAACAGGCTTGCAGATCGTTCGTTGCTTCGAACCAATCTGGCCCGTCCGCATAGAATGGGCTAATCGCCGTACTTTTAGACTTTTGGCGCGTGTAAGTTAGCCAGCCATCATCTGATAGCATTGACCGCGACAGTCGGCATGTGTCTGCGATTGCAGCGCATGTGCGATACATCAGTTCAAAGGCCAGCCGCTCCTTTGAGCAGACGGGCCAATGCGCGCGAAAAGCTGCGAAGTCTTGACGAGACCAAGGTGTAAAGCCGTCTGTCTTTTCGGTCTTTTTCTTTGAAACCTGCAAGGCGACATTTATGTCGATCATGCCAATCTCATCCCAATATGAACAAAGTGAACGCCAAACCTTCAAACGGTTATTGCTGCCGTGACCTTCAAAGTCTGACAAGTCCAACTTGATATGTCGGGCTGTCAGATCGTTCAATTTGCCAACGCCATATTTTAAACGGAAATCGTCACAGCGTGAACGCCAGCGTTCGCGGGTGCTGGAAGCCATGCCGAGATAATTTGACGAACCTAGATAGGCCGTGATGCCCGCACCAATAGTGCCAGAACCGAATGACTTCCGGGCAGGCTTAGGTGCCGAACCTGTTGCAGCTACATAAGCCGCCAGAAAAGCAGGATCGTTCTTTTTTAAATCAGGCATTGCAACCGCTTTTGCGTTTGGAGGCTTGCAATACAATCGCGGTTTACCGCTTGGGAAATATCCTGTTTGGCTGAGATACTTCAACTTGATTCCGCCTTGAATATGTCGTCGCATGTGTTCACCTCAGTCAGCTTGCCCAAATTGGTGGGGTCGATGGAAAAGATGCGCACAAATCCACCGCCATGTACGTCCACAGCGACGATAGGCATGCCAGCACGCTTTGCGCCAGCTATTGCCGTTTCGACTAGGGACATGGTTGTGCGGCGATTATCCATTAACGCCGCCCAATTCGCCACAGTTTGCAAAGACGGTTTTGAAATTGACCAAAACGCTGGCCTCTTTACCTTCAATGGGCATGCCAGAATTTGACCAATGAGCCTGCCATTCGTCCGCATCCGCATAGATCGCGAACCAGAAATCTGTGATGCTGTCATTATGCTGGCTTACGCTAGTTGTGAGACCCCAGCGCATTGCGCAATTCGTATCGACTCTAAGTTCCTCACGCAGCCAATTGAATGGCGCGGTAAGGTCTTTTGGCTGCATACCAAGGCGCATGAACGCAGCCGCACCAGCCGCCATTTGGGCTTCACAAACAGAAATACGCTTGCGCACCTGCCCAATTTCAGCTCGGATCAAGCCGAGGTTGCACATATGATTTACTTGTGGCCGCGTTAGCCGCGCCCACTTTGCAACCTGATCTCTTGAGGATGACGATTCAATTAACATGCACAACACTTAGAACGTCTCACCACTCTAGTCAATAGGGTGGTAGCACGTTCTTAATGGTCAGCAGTCATTAACTTACCTAGTTACACCGCTAGGCTTCATGAAAATGTATCGGCAACGATCAGCCAACAAGAGGCAGGAAAACGTTCAGCCCTTCTATTTACTCTAGTCGAGCGCTTAGGCTGTTATCATCAAGCTGAGGCAGATTCAGCGTTCAACTAAGGAAAGTAGTTAAAATGCCCAAAGGTCCAATCGGCGATGCAATGAGACAGATGGTGGATCACATACGGACTTACTCGTACATGTCTGTTTGGGACGTGGCTCGACTGCCAAACGAAAGCGTTCAGAAGGAACGGGAGGCGAATATTCTTGCGATTTGCGACGAGCTTGACCAAATATCGAAAGAGGTAGACAGAACCGATCTACGCTTCAGTGACATAGATAATCATCTGAAGCGTTTGTCGGAACTTGGTACGTATCCTTTGCACAGCGACGTTACCCAAGTCGCACAGACGTTTTTTGAGGCGAAAAGGCTAGACGCAAAATAGCGGTTTAAACTACCATCCTCTTTTGAGCATCGACAAAGGCTTGCCGCGCTATTTCGGCAAAATCATCCTTGGCCCAACCTACAATCTTGATCGCCTCATCTGGCGTCCAAAGCACAAACTTACCCCCCGGCGTGATTGCCAGCTTGCAATCCTCGATCCGCATGGCGCGGAACTTTCCCACCACAATCCAGCTTCAAGGTTCTAACTTTTCAGCCTATGCAAAAGAATTACTGCAAATACGAGGTGACTGATGAATTTACTTAAAGTAGCCACTACAATTGGTGCAATGCTGGCAATCACCGCCTGCACACCTGCACCAACGATTTTCGACGATGACCCACGCCAATGGGGGGCAGTACATCAACAAAGAATTGATTCACTACCCCTTCTGGGGAGAAACGGTGTTTGTGACTACGCAAGAAGGCAAGCAAACGCGAATGGGCTGAGCAACGCACAAGCGATGCTGATTGCAGAATTGAGAAGGCGAGGACTTACTTCTCGCGATATTGAAATAATCAATTCTGGCAGGCACATCTACGGTACCGGGATGTCGTTCAATGGCTTATCTTGTGCACTTCGGTTTCAGCCTAAAACAAACAAAGCTTTCTATTCGGGTGTAGGCCACCGATGGCAGGCCGTCACTGGCGAAGGCTACGTCTACCTTGAAGGCGACGGAACACCCGAAGGAATGCGCATCCGGTCTTGGAATTAGCTCCATGGTGACAGAGTTCTGGAAGCTCAGACAACACAGTATAATCGCAACTGACGCTTGGTTTTTCTATAGCTTGCCGCTGGCGTCCAGAATTCATGTAGGAGGCTCAAAAGACTGCCCAAGGTAGCTATATCTATTAATCCCTCCAATCGACAAGGTTCATCGCCGGGGCCGGATCAATACCCGCCTCTTTTGCCTCAGCCAGCGCCTTCACAATCGCCGTGACAGTTCTGGCCCGCCCGCCAGCGTCATAGGCTTGAAGCGGTCGCATCACGTCCAGCGTGACGGGACTGCCCAGCTTTTCGGTTGCCTCTTGACCAATCATCGCTGCAATCGGCATAAGCGCCCATTGTGCAAGGTGTCGTTGCGCTTCGCGGACCATCGGCCCCGTCGTGCTGATATTGCTGAGACCGGGCAACACGCCGTAAACCATTTCAACGCTCGCACGCGATGCCGCCAAGGTTTCTTTGGTCATGGCTTTGGACAGATCAGGAGTCAGGTCGTTGGCTTTCCAATCCTGTGAAGGGGCAGGCCCGCCCGCCGCTTGGACGTTGACACTTTCACGAATTTGAACTCGCCCGCGATAACCGCGAAAGCCACGCGCCAGATCGTTCAAATCGGTTTCCGGCGTTTCAGGGAATGGCACAACAGACGATCCCAAGGGCGCATTGGCGTAAACCTCAGACAGTGCCGTCTCCATCGTTTGCAACAGCCCCGCCGTTAGTCGCGCACGCCGCAATGGCGATTGTCCAACGTAAGGCATCGCCACGTCAGACCCGACGCGCAGGTGTAGAACCTCAGCCGCTAAAACGGTTTCAGACTTACCGCCTCCGGTGTCAGGGATGCCCACGCGGTAGGCCGTTGGCTTGGAATAGCGCGTCGTCAAATCCCAATCCGAACACGGCAACAGCCGATCATCGCGGATCACAAAGACACATTCGCCCCGCAACGCCAAAGCGCGGCCCGCAAGGCTTAGAATGTTTGGGGTCAACAGTTCGGTGCCGTCCACATCGGCAAGGCTTAAACCGCCCTCCCAAAGAGACACACAGCCCTGAACGGTGCCTGTCAATTCGGCCACTCCGTCAACGCCCGTGATGTAGTCTGCACGCGCTTGCATTATTTGGCTTGTGTATCCGGTGCCACTGGACCGCGTTTCAGTCTCAGCTTCTTTTCGTTTGAATGGCCACATATTCAAGCCCTCCGATATTGGCGTAGCAGATCGCCAGCGCCGCTGTATTGCATGGCCCGCGCCAACCAAATCGGGGCGCGGTTTAATGATTCTTCGATAGGTCCGATGGATATCGACGTAGAGGACGCGCCCGCTGTTCCCGGATCATCAGCAAGGTATTCAGCAAGCCGCATGAACGCCCCAGACACTGGCGCAGGCACGTCACCGCCCCCAACGTCCGCCACGATGCGATAAGGACCGTCACCGATCAGACAGTAGCCATACGGCCCCGCCTGCAATGTGGTATCAGACCATTGCCCCGACTCCCAAACCTCAGCCGTGATCGTGTTCACCGGGATAATAGGTGGCATCCAATCGCCTGCCCCCTCGACGGTCCAAACGATTTCGCGCGGGGTGTAGCGGTGTGCCGTGTAGGCTTCGATCCTTGCCCAGATCATATCAGCATCCAGCGACGCCGCCTCAGTGGATAGGCCCGTGGGTGCATCTGGATACGCCGCCGGGACCGCCTCAAATTGTTTGATTAGATCAATCATTTTATGCCCTCCATCTGTTCAAAGTTCGGTGCAGACCCACGCCCAAACCATCAGGCAAGATCACGCCCCCAGGTGTCCAATTCCGCTGTTCAATCTGGGTTTCTGGATAGGCTGGACGTGTCACAATCGACATTTCGTAAAGTAGCGCCTGCAACACCGTGCGAATGATTGCGTTATGCGCCCCGTTCTCAGGGTCCATTCCTTCATCTTCGATCTTTTCAGGTTCAGGCACGGCACGCTTGGGGGGCAGGCGAAAGCCCGGTGAAATACCAATCGCGAGACCAGCCGTGACAGCCGCCAAGATGTCTTTGACGTAGGACACCTCTTGCATTTCTTGGGTAATGGTTGCGGTGAATGTGACCGCCTCAGTACTATCTTTGATGTCCAAGGTGCCAGACCGTACCGACGCCAATGGCTTCCCAAAGTCGTGACCAGACAGCAGGTGAATATCCTTAGCCCCGCCATGATCCGAAGGTGTGTTGATCCGATAGGCGAACGCGTTTGGCGCGATAACCTCTTTTTTAGGTCTGCCGGAACGGCCCCCATCACTGAGGACCGCCCGTTTTCCGTAGGGAAAAGAGCCTTGCAGCGACATAGCGCCAGACGCTCTTTTGCGTAATTCTAAGCCGCCGCCTGCAAAGCCCTCAAACATTATTCGATGCCTGTAAGAACACGCGACTGCACAGCGCGGGATATGGTTGTGTCCATCGTGGAAAGTGCAGTCAGACGTAACCCGCCGGATTGTGCATCTGAAAATGGATCGCGGATCAGATCCACCGCGCCCCAAAGTCCGACGAACACAGGCGCAACACCGCCCGCCGATGTCGTCAGCAAAGCCTTTGTTGCCAATGGCGTGCCAGCCGGATCAGGCAACGCATTGTGCGACATTGAAACGCTGCCGATGTATTTCATCAGGCGTTCCCATTCGGTGACTGCCGTGCCGCTGATAAACGTGCCGTCCATCGTGTCCCAAACCTCGGGACGGATCAGCAAGCGAACAGAGCCGGGACCGTTCGCCGCGTTCGCCGCCATAAACGCCACAATCTCAGTTCGGAACGCCGCCCATGTTGCGGCCGCATCCAAGGCGGTTTCTTCGATGCCCCAAGCCGACGCACCCGTAAACACGCCTGTAGGTTCGCCAGACGAGCCGGAACCGTTAAAGATTGCACGGTCCATTTCTTGAGACATTGCCCCATTCATATCCCGGCGGATTGCCTGTTCGAGTGCGACGCCAGATTGCTTGAGCGTTTTGCGTGTGATCCGCATTTGGATACCCAAGGTGTTGTCAGGTGCAAGCGGACGGTCCAAAGTCGTATAGGCAGACGGCCCCGGCACATTGCCCGTTTCCGTGGCCTGCCAACCCGCCGTGATCGCGGACGTGGTGACGGGGGTTTCCGTTTCGCCGCTACCGATATTGATCATCTGGACGCCCATTTGCGCCGCGACAGACGCCGGGAAGAGGCGTTCGATCAGCGGACGGGTGGCAATCGGGTCAGGTGTACCGCTTGCAATGGTTTCACCCGCACGGGTTTCGAGAGCAGCCCATGGGACCGGGCAACCGCGATAGCCACCTTGGCTGCGCAGTTCGTTCACGATTTCCGCCGTCTGCCCATCAAGGGCGCGACCTTCATCCAGAGACAAAGCTACTTGGCGCATCTCAAAGCCTGCCATGACCTCATTCCACTCTTTTTCAGAGCGGGTTTCGAGTTCGGCCCCGGCTTCTTTGCGTTGTTCGTCCTCAGAGATAACCGCAGCACGGAACCGCGTTTCCGCAGACCGATATTCCAGATCAAGTTCGCCCATCTTGCGGGTTTCATCCGCATTTGGATTGTCGTTTGCGGCCAGTGTGGCCAGTTCTTGCCGGATTTCAGAGCGGCGCAATTCGATTTTTTTAGATGTCAGCATAGTGTTTTCCTTTCATGCTCGACAGAAGGTCACGCCATTCTTGGCGCTTTGGACTGAGTGGCGTTCCGCCAACCTCAATTCGGGTTTTCCGGGCATGGCAGGAACCGCAAAGAATTTGCAGATTGCCCAGAGAATAGGATAATTCGGGATGTGTTTTGACGGGCTGGATATGGTCACATTCCAACCGCCGACGTTCGCCACACTGGACACATTGCCAGTCGTCACGGTCTAACGCGTGCATCCTCACAGCTTTCCAGCGCGGCCCGCGTGTGACCTTGGCAGAGTGGCGTTTGTAGTCGTCGCGTTTGCGGTTCAACCCCATGCAATGCGCCCCCCACGTCCAGACGGACGGCCCATCATTCGTGCACCTTCAGCAACAGCAATGACCGTTGCAGACGCCGCGTCGATCCGGCCCGTGGATCGTGCCTTGGCCAGCTTCAAATTGTTCGCAGGGTCGCGCAATGTGACCGCATCCGCGAATGCAGATCGCAACAACAAAGACGCTTGGGTCTGGACCTTCCCGTCAAACGCCGCACGCCGGAACCGTTCGCAATCTTCGCCGCCGTCTTTGAAACCAAAGCCCCGCCAGATAATTGGCGCACGGATGCCCGCGCGGTCTATCGCCTCGCCAAGTTCGGATTGTTTGTATCGGTCAGAGACAACAGCCGCGACGGGTTCGCCTTCAACATGCGCCATGACTTTGATCAGCCAAGGTGCAATCGGGACCGTTTGATCGCCCATTGTAGACAGTTCGCCGCGTCCATTCATTTCAACATAGCGACCTTGAACACCATCGTTCGCGCCACGGTCTGCCAAGTTCGGCTTGCTGGGAAAGGTACCAAAGGTCTCAAGGCGTCCCGTTTCAGGCCAGTAGAACGCAGCAGCCGTCATGGATGCAGACCCGCCAAGGTCGATGCCGATGACAACTTGCCCTTGGCGTGCCGGGGGTTCTGTCACTTCACAGGCCAGCCATTCGTCTACGGTCAAAAGCACATCGCGGGTTTCGCCACTGACACGTTCATTGCGGTTATACAGGCGGAACGTCGTCAGGGTTGAACCGCCCCGCGCAATGGCCCGCCGTGCCTGTCCTTGCAGCCATTCCAAATTGGCCCCGATCCCAGCCACCGCGCCGGGGTTCGCTTCTTTCAAACTTTCCAGATCGTCCGCAGGCAAGCCCGGTGCAGGTCGATGTTCTTGGCGATAGATGCCCGGTGAATCATCATCGAGCCACACAGAAAACGGGTGCGCATCATCCGCAGCCGATGTTGAAATAATCAGCGCCCGCCCGCCGCGCTTGCCCATACCGGACAACAGCGCATGTTCTAAAGAGTCGCCTTGATCAGCGGCCCAATGGCCTCTTTCATCCATTAAGATCAACGTCGGTGCAGACCCAAGTGCAGACTTACCGTCCGCAGCAATAGCGCGGATAAAATGCCCACCGCCGTCGCCTTCATATTCGATTTCCAGACGTGGTGAACGCCGGACAGTGAACAGCTTTTGTTCGTCCTCAGACAGCGACCGCATGAAGCCCACGACAAAATCAAAGGCAATTCGCGCTTGGTCGCGGGTTCTCGCTGCAATCAAGATTTCGCGCCGGGGTTGGTTATCCCACTCGCCCATGACGGAACCCAAAGCCAAACCCGCAGACAGCGCCGTCTTGGCATTGCCGCGACCAATCGACAGGACCGCGACGTTCACATCATCAGCCAAAGCGCCTTTTACAAACTTCTTTTGAAACGGTGCTAGCTTTATCGGTTCGCCAGCTTTTGGCCCCTCAGGGATTTTGAGGGTTTCGAGGAACCGGATTGCTTTTGTGGATACCTTCATGCCAGCATTCCAGTGCCGGCATTTTTTTTGAAACCTGAAGATTTAATGAAGGAATATAGACTATGGGGAAGTTTGAAATTGCGAGACGCGTATTGGGGGCCTTGGCAGTAATTGGTTGGGGAGTTATTGCGCTTTCTGCCCTCGCACTGACAGTTTATCTTTTTGATGCCCCAAATGAGACTTCTGTCCTGATTGTCGTCATTGCTGCTGGCTTGATTGCAGTTTTTGGCTTCATCATCATTGCAGTCGCTCAAATGGGACTTGCTCAAATTGCAACGGCTGAAAACACTGAGGGGATGCTTAAAATCATGAAAGCCCAGCTGGGTACCCCCGAGACACAGGTTGCCAATACTAAGACAAGACCATCTTCGGCTCCGGCTCCTAACTCTGGAAAAACTGCAGTTGGATCGATAATTAGAACATATAAGAATTACGAAATTATAAAAATTGGGAGCGGGTTTTCCATTGAGGGAAAAGAGTTTTCCGACATATTTGCCGCCCAAAAGTGGATCGAACGTAATCCAAAAAGTTGAGTTCCGGCAACAAGCTTCACACAGCGCGAACGCATAACCCACCCCCGCGGCCCCCGCGGCACTTAGAAAAAGGGGCATTGGGACCATATCAACCATCGTCACAATCGTCACACCTCCTAGAGGTGTGTGACGTTGGTGACGGTCAGCATGGTCCGCACTTGTGACGCACAGTGACGGCTTGTGACGGTATGTGCTACTTATCATCTTGAACCCTCCAAACATGGTCGCCAAACTCACGCACCTCATCCATGTCCATCAGCTTGGTCTTGGCGCGCATAAATGCGGTTCGGGCCGCGCTATCACTGACACCTGAGGTCAGGCCGTGAACGCCACATGCCGTACGCCAGTGATCGACCTCGACCACTTTGCGGTTGGTAGGCCATGTGTTGCCGCTCTTGGTCGTGCCGTGATCGCGCAGCGCGTCATAGAGCGCCTGCATCGCGACCTCGTTTTTTCCCCTTAGCGGCTTTCGTGTGGGCTTTGGTGGTTTGCCCAAATCCACAACTGCGCTCGTCACAGGTTCGCCATCTTCGTCGACGCCCAATTCTACTGTGCGCAGGTCAAACCAAATTGTTTCTGGGGTCGGTTGATCGCGTTGCTTGCGCGATATAATCTGACCGACTTTTGAACCAACACTTGCAATCTGAATCTCATTATCGACAGCCGCCCTCAGGGCAGACGAACCACGCGCCCCACGGTCCTCATCCTTGCCCGTGTGGTGGATCACCATGACGTGCGCGCCCGTGGCCTCACGGATCAGATCACAGTTGCGAACAAACATGGCCGCATCCTTGGCCGTGTTCTCATCACCCGCGCCCATAGACCGCGCCAATGTATCGACTACCACCAGCGCCGGGGCCTCATCTGGCATGATTTCGCATATCGCCTGAGCGTCACCTTGTCCGTGCAGGTCCACACCGACAGGCAACAGCGTGAAGGGTGCAGACGCCATGTCTGGGCGCTCACGCTTGATCGCAGCAAGGCGGTTGCGGATACCTGCGCCACCCTCAGCCGCGATGTAGAGGACAGGCCCACCATTCACGCGCAACCCGTGCCATTCCTTCCCCGCCGCGATGTGCATGGCAATATCCAGCGCCACGAACGTCTTGCCCGCGTTAGACGGGCCGTAGAGCATCGAAAGGCAATTCCGATCCAGCCAGCCTTTGACCATGTAGTTACTGGTCAGCACCGCCTCGATAGAGGTCAGGGAAACTAGACGGCGTTTGATTTCACCGGCCCGCTGCCCTTGAACCCGCTCGTGTGGAAACTCCGCCCGGTGCGCATCAAGATGAATTGCCATGTCTGAAAAATCACGCATCACGCCACTGCCCTCCCTTGCACAAATTCAAGGAAAGCCGACTTGCGCGACGCTGGCATGGCATTAAAGCTGGCTAGGCAATACGCCTCAAGGGCCTCAGGTTCGGCCATGTCCGCCCAGAAAGCCGCTTCATCCATATGATTGAACAAGGGGGCAATCGGCTGGCCTACACCTTGGGGCAGGACAGTTTCGGCCACCTCAATAACTTGGTCAGGGGTCAGGGACTGAAGGACAGACCATGCCATAGTAGCCCGTTGTTCTGGCGTCAGACGTGCCGTTAGAACGATTGTTAGGCCATGCCATGCGTCCGCGTCCGCCAGCAGCAGCGAATAGCCCACCGTGCGGGCAACGCGCTTGTAAGCATCTGGCATGTATTCGCTGAGGGTATCTATCATTCAATGATCCCCCAGCTTAGTCCAAGATCATTTGCCATACTTTTTGCGGCGCTGATCACAAGAATCTTGTTTCCAGATTGCAAAAAATTGAGTTTATCAACGTTGTCTTTGATGCTGAACAACGCCCACTCATGAATCGTGTGGCGACCCCATTTCTCCTCGACTGGGCGTACCTCAAGGCGAAATATGGAACTTTTTTTAATATTCACGCTAAAGCCCCCCAATGTGTTGCCAAAATAGGGAAAGCTGCAATATACTCACCGTAGAAACAGACGACTTCCAAAACGTCTTTAACGCCGTTGACCTTTGCCGAGGTCGCGGCGTTTTCTTTTGTCAGGCTAGCTTCCAAAGATTGGAAGTCATCCGCGCAACCCATTGATCTGTATGGGGCGCTAAAGTTGGAATTATAGCATGTAAGGTATTGATTTATATTGTTTTTGTGCAATCCTCTCGGGTGCACCACTAATTTATAAATTACTTATATACTTCAGGGTGGTAGGCAATCCTTCCTCGGCGTGGTCCACCCTTTAGGCCACCTTTGGTCTGTCCCTCACTGGGTCGACTAGCCGATTGAGCAATTTCTGGCGATATCATCCAGAAAGCAGATTTAGTTCTCCCACATTGGGCAATTCAT